TTCGGTAAATTGGTTCATTTTTTTTTTTTTGTTAGTCCCAAATAGTTGATAACTGATAACTGATAACTGATAACTGATTATAGCGTTCGACTGGTTGTTTATCGTTACCCGTAATCTTGTTTTCCGTGTTTGTTTGCCTGATGCTATCTTATGCGATTCTCCCAGAAATGTCAAGTGTATGAGAGAATCTTTTTTTGAACAAGTGTACTACTGATAACTGATTAATTGTCGCAGACTAGCAACCAATAATTAATGAATTAAGCTTTGCAATCTTGGAGAAAAGCCCATAAATAATCTTTATGTTCGGTAAAATTATTTAGCATTTGATACACTTTTTGAGTATCAAAAACACCTGGATAAACACCGGAATAGGGTTGGTGGAAATATATTTTACAGTAGAGACCATCTTCGCTTATTGCTAAACGATGTCCTAACTTTACTAGCATTTTTTCGAGCTTTACAGCAAATTCTTTTACACTAGAGGTAAGAAGGGGGAAATTAAAGGCGTTGTAAAAGAACATTTGATTGTCGCAGACTACCCGAAAACCGTCGGTGTCGTCGTAGTTGTGGCGGCTGTCGTAGTAACGGTAAGCGGAACGGCAGTCACCCAAAAGGTCGCTCCAAGAACCGCCCCGCAGTAACTGATAATCATTATCATTTGTTACCCAGGCACTGCCATTCTTTGGTGCATTTTCGTAGCTATCGTGCCAATAGTCCTCGCACCACTCCCAAACATTACCACTCATGTCATATAGTCCCCAAGCATTGGGCTTTTTCTGACCCACAGGATGAGTTGTATTTTGAGAATTTCCTTCATACCAAGCGTAATTTCCTAACTGATTGGCAACATCACCAAAATAATAGCGAGTAGTTGTATCCGCACGACAAGCATATTCCCATTCCGCTTCTGTGGGTAGGCGATAGGTTTTGCCGGTTATTTGACTCAATTTCTGACAAAAGGCTTGAGCGTCATTCCAACTAATCCTTTCTACCGGATTTTGGGGATTATTATAAAAATAAGAGGGATTGGTTCCCATTACCGCTTGATATTGTGCTTGAGTAATGGGATATTTCCCAATAGCAAAACTGTTGACTTTAACTTGGTGTGGAGGCTTTTCATCCTCGCTTTCAGCAGAACCCATGAGAAACTCACCTGCTGGTAAGCTTACCATCTCTAGTGTGACTTGATTGGGTAGTTTTTCGGTAAATTGGTTCATTTTTTTTTTTTGTTAGTCCCAAATAGTTGATAACTGATAACTAATTATAGCGTCGGATACAGGAATTTGTGTTGTTTCGATTGGTTGTTTAGCGTTACCCGTCATCCTGTTTTCCGTGTTTGTTTGCTTGATTCTATCCTATGATATTCTCCCAGAAATGTCAACTGTCTGGGAGAATCTTTTTTTGAACAAGTGTACTACTGGTAACTAAGCGAAGTGCGGGGACAAGTGGTGAAGTTAGGGGTAGCCGTTATAAAAACCCATGTACCTACCTCCCCCCCTACCAACATGAGTTAGGACAAAAAAAAATTCGCCCACGGAACAGTGTAGACGACCTAGAAAAAATAACTAACAAGGAAACCTTTTCTCTAATATAACAAACCTTAAAAGATTTGTCAAGTCCTAAGTCAAAACTCCTTCAGGCATTTTGCTGGCTTTAATTTCAGTGAGTTCATCTACGGAAAAGCCGTCAAGACCTTGTAAAGCGACGTATAAATCCATATTAGTGGAGTCAAAGGTATCATTCTCTTTGTCGTAAAACACGCCGATATGACCATAAAGACCAGTAGCCCGGTCTAGTTCACGAACAAAGATGGATTTTAGGACAGGGATAGCCTCTGGGACAGTGGAATCCACCTTATATTCAGCAACAACTGGTTTGTCAGGGTGTGTGTCCACGTTGGTAGAAATACTCACTGTACCTAAAAAATGGGATAGGGTAGCTTTCAAGAAATTAATCCTCCGAATTAAAATTTGGTCGTTCGAGACTACTAATATATTGTAGCAGGTTTTGGTTTTAGATGTTCAGGGACTTTAAGGGATTCTATAATCCCCAAAGTTAGAGCAAAATGTTCCTTATCTTTAAAATAAAATTCCGCCATATCTCTAGGACTAGCAAATCGTTCTATACCCATTGAAATTACTTCTGTGGAGGGGGCATTTTCATAATTTTTACCCACATAGGGGTGAACCCAGTTTCCAGGGTAAGCCACTTCGCCAGCAGGATAACCCTTTATTTGCTTAAGTTCATCTGAAGTTCTATTTTTAGCTAAAAATTCCTTAGCTAAGTTGGCAAATTTAGGGTCAGACCCTTCCAACAGGTGTGCCGCTTCATGAAAAACTGAGGGTTTAACATCATTGGAACGGGTTACAGATATAGAAAGATAATTATTTTTTTGGGGTTCTTTTGCATCGAATCCAGCCCAACTTCTTTTTTTTTCGCTGAGTCCTATACGGGGGACTAAGTTGTTCAGAATCCCCCCTGTAAGTTTATGAAATTCAGCCAAAGCCTTACTAATTACAGGAGTGTGAGTTTTATAGATAGGGTCTTCAGTATTGGCTGGTTTAAGATTTTTAGTGTATTCACCTATTTGAAAATTAGTTTGTCCCACTAGGAGGTCAGAGTTTACAGAATTATTATTATCAAGCAGTTCTTGATACAATAAGTTCATCTGTTTCTCAAGGTAAGTATCAAGAGACTGCTTCAGTTTACGTTTTCTAGCAAAAAGTTTTTGGGCTTTTTCAACGTCTTCAGGGTTTTTAGGGTCTAAAGATTTTAGCTCCGCATTGATTTGGGCATCTTGAGTTTCAAAAACTTTGACAAGTCTATCCAGTTTATACTGGGAGATTTTAGATTTTGCAGAATTAATAGTATCAGTGTACTCTTTGGAAACCTGTTTAGGAGTAGTTGGTTTTGGCTCTGCGGGTTCTGGTTTAGGGTCTAAGTTTTTTTGAGTTAAGCTACTCATTAATTTTGTTTTAGGCGGCTCAGTCTGGTTAATACTATCTAGAACCCCAAGAATAAAATTAAAGTGATGGTTTGATTCTGTGTAGAGAGTAAATGCGTCTGTAGGGTTACGAAGTCTTTCAAAACCTGTAGATATAACCTCTGTGGCTGATACCCCTTTGTTGTATGTTCTACCCACATAATTATTTATAAAATCACCTTTATACCCTCTGTAGGTCATACCCCTGTGTTCGATGTCTTCCTCTTGCCCCGAATAACTATGTTTTTTCAGGAACTCCATAGATGCTTTTAGGAGTCCAGGTATGTGGGATTCCAGAATGTGAGCCATTTGATGGAAGGTCTGAAGTTTAAATACTTCATCACCGAGTCCAATAGCCCCGATTCTAATATGTGTCAATTTTTCTGGCTTATCTGGATGGTAGCGGACGTAACTAGAACCATTTCTGTCTACGTCAATCATAGGAACCAATTCTCCCAGAAACCCCTTAGTAAGAGAGTGGAAATCTTTAACACTTTCTTTCACTAAATCCACGTTCCTATCTGATTTATCTAGTTCTTGCCCATACAATGTGAATTTAGAATTTTCCAAAAGTTTCTCTAAGTCTAAATCTTTACTAGCTTCTTTGTAGGATTCTAGAAGATTTTGAACATTTTTCTCGAATTTTGCCCTAAATTTCTTTTCAAGATTTTTGTGTTTTTTGAAAACCTCGTCAAATTGACGTATAACTTCTTCTCTGTCGGAGTCGGTTAAAGTAGGGTCGTCATACATACCCATTATTTTAGTGTTAAATTCTCTTAGTATACCACTTAGTTCTTGGAGTTTTCCTAGTGTTTTAGTATCGTTCAACCCATATTTAGAGCTAATTTCTTGTCCTCTTTGAGTGTAGTTATCTAGGGTCAAATTCTTTGCCTCAGCAGATTTATTTGGTATTTCCTCAGCAGATTTATTTGGTATTTCCTCAGCAGATTTATTTGGTATTTTCCTAACAGATTTATTTGGTAGCCGGTAAGATTCAGAATTTCTAGTAGAGTTAACACGGTCAAGCGCACCAAGAATATAATTAAAGTGATGATTAGAATTTACAAAAAGTTTAAATGCGCTATCTGGATTACTTAAACGTTCAAATCCCGTAGATAAAACCTCTGTGGCTGAATTTTGGACGTAAAATCTACCCACATATTCATCTATAAAGTCCCCCTTATATCCTGAGATAGGTACACCCAGGTAATCAAAATTCTCTAGAGTTCCAGTGTAACTATGTTTTTTCAGGAACTCTAGAGACGCTTCTTTGAGACCAGGAACATGAAGCTCAACTAGGTGCGCCAATTCATGGAAGGTCGCCTGCCTCAGAGGAACTTCCCCCTGTCCAGATGTCCCAATGCTGACTATTGAACTTTGTGCGGGTTTATTAGGGTAAACGGCATAGCTATTACCTTCATTGTTAACATCCAACAAATTGGGAAAGCCTATAATATTGCCGTTAGTGAGATAGTGAAAATCTTTATAGGCTTCCCTCACCATATCAACGTCCTCATTTAAATCTCTTGGAAAACCATTTCTTACAAATCTAGTCTTTAAAATTACTTTATCCATGTCTAAATCTGAAGCATTTTCTCTATAGTCGTCTAAAAGTTGTTCAACTTTTTTCTCAAAGTCTTCATAGGCCTTCTTTTGTGTCTCCAATATATCGTCATTAATTTTTTTTAGTTCCTCCATGTCAGAAGGCGTTAATGACGGTTTTTCTTGGAAACTGAGTAATTTGTCTATTAACTTCGCCAGTCTGCCTAAGAACTTATTATCACTCAACCCATATTTAGAGCTAATTTCTTGTCCTCTTTGAGTATAGTCATCCAGGGTAAAATTCTTTTTCTCAATAGGTTTAGCATTAACTGGCACAGTTGACACAGAATCAGGTTTAGACGGTGTGGATTTAGACTTATCTGATTTATTTTTTGCGTAATTAATTAATTGTTGTTTTAAAGCATCACGAACCCTTTGTCTAAATTTGGCGAAGGGGGAGGATGGTTTAGTTTTTTTAGCCTCGGAAGAAGTGGGTTTAGTGGCTTTTTTCTTATCTTTTTGGGGCTTAACCACATCAGGTTTAGTAGCCCATTTACCAGTCAAGGGGTCTCGTTTGTGCTTAGACGGGTCAAAGGAAAAAGCTTCCCCTTTAACATTAGTACCTTTAACAACCCCCATACCATCTTTAATATTACCGCCACGGGATTTCCTGGGGTCTTGGGGGGAATTAGGGGAGTATAATTTTCTACCTTTGCGTCTGGCCATTATAAATTGGGGGAATGATGCTTCTGTACAGGACATTGGGCGTATAGATTTTTCTCAATACCCACCCTGTTTAAGATTGATAAAATCCTATGCGCCCAAAGATTAAGGTAGGGATTGCGGGAAAACCAGTATGGAACCAATAAAAGTTAACATATTAATAAGACAAGGAGCCAGCTATAGGGGTAAATCTTTACTATTAGCGGGTAACTATAGTGACTGGGAGTTCGCTTGGCAAATTAAGAGAAAACATAAGGGAACTCTATTGGCAGAAGGAGACTTTGAAATAGTTAATGATGATTTCGTAATAGGGGATATTACCTATGAGAACCACACATTAATAACTCCAATTATGGTTTATCAGACCACAACCTTATTACCGGCGGCAATGGGGAATATAGTTGGGAGGGATGCTTGGGTATATGACTGTGAAATGAAGTCCCCCGATGGGCTAATTGTACACAGATTTTTTGAAGGATTGGCTAATGTAAGCCCGGAAGTGACTACGGAGGTAATTCCCGATGGCAATTGAACTGAATGGAGAAATATTATTTTCTAATGAGACTAACGGGGTGTATGTAGTTACCACCCCTGAGACTTTAGTTCAAACAATAACATCCACAAATAATGTCTTCTATGTGACAACAGTTTTTGTCGGGTTAAACCCAGTATAACAGAGAGTAGATTAGATGTCACGTTGACATGGTGAAGTTTGGTTCTAGTCCTGAGTCTTCTGTTTCTAGGACGGAGAAATTTACCACTTGACCACCGCAGAATTTAGCGAACCCTTCTTTGACTGAGGAAGTGAGATTAGAGAAGTCAGCAGAAACACGGACGTAAGTGGCTTTTACTTTTTGCTCCATCTTGTTTAGGACTTGTCTCTGGATATTATAAAGATTCTGCCAAGCGGCTTTAAAAATATCCTTATCAGATTTGGGGGGTTTTCTAAGCTTTAAAGAGTAAGGAGCGTAGTTTAATGGGTCGTCAGAATAAACGAATTGGGAAACCCACTCGTAAAAAAGAACCTCACATTTGCCTTTGTTCCAAGCATTTATTTGCCTTCTACTGTAGGATTTTCCTACTTGCCATGGGAACATCTTTTCTAAAAGCATAGTAATGGAAAGGGGATTGTTATCAAGGTCTCTCCCCAATTGATTGCCCCAACAACCCTCGTGTTCAATTGGTATGCCCATACTAGAGTAGGTTTTAACGGCTCCTACGTTATCATAGAAATTAACCCAAGCTCTAAAGATACCCTTCTTATCAAGTTCAGCCTTAAACGTATGGAGAGCCTCGGCAAGTTCACCACAGGGGCGGTTAAATTTATTTTCGCTGAACTCTAGAATGGAGAACATATAGTCAAGATAGGTGTTGGTGTGTTCACGCCAGTGAGCCATAGTCTGGTCAATATAGGCCTTTCTCCCATCTACATCTTCAGGGGGGATGCAAGAGTAAGCAAAAAAATCCTCATTACGGATTAAATCATCCGCACTACGAACCTCTTTAGGTCTAAGTCTAGGCTCTCCTTTCTCAACACTTCTAACTAAATCATGAAAAATTTCGTGGGTAAAATCCATTGCAATTTGTAATTGTAATAGGACAGCACTACCCGCCGCAACAGTCTGAGAGCCAGTTAGTTTTACGGCTTCTGTTTTCTTTTTGAAGGGAGTGTTAACCATAGTGGTTAATACGGAACCCATAGCGGCGTTGTAAGCGGCTTGTAGACCCTTATTGGAAGTAGCCTTAGTTTTCGGGGGGTTATAAACGGGTAAAAGTTTTTTTAGGAGTTTATAGATGTCCACGAAATGACGGCTGGTATAGCCAGTGGGTGTGACAACTTTCTCTACAAAAAGTTTAAATTCTTCGTGAACGGCGATAAAAGTGTCGGTATCCACAATTTCCGCCTCTAAAGCTTCGATAGAGACGTTATTAAAGTCTCTGAAGTCCATTTCGACTTCTACTGTGGAAGTTTTTAATATTTTGTTGGCTGTTCCTAACATAGGTGTCTTTGGGGTAGCAATAACTAAAGTATAACAGAGGGTATGGCAGGTGTCAAGGGGGTTGAGAAAAATTTTTTAGGTTTTAGCCACCCCCGTAGGTCTAAAACTAATCCACCATCAGTTTTAAAAACCCCTTAGCAAGGTTAGTTAGGACTTTGTGAAACCCTAGATATACGTCCTCATCGTCTAAGTCTTGGACATCTGAGATAATTTGGTTATATAGGGGGTCATAGCTTTTACTGCCTTCGTAGTAGCTCACGATTACGGATAAGTCCCTACGAAGTTCGTAACCTCCAGTAGTGGTTAACCCCTTAAGCATATTTTCTATGATGTTAGCGGGGCTATTGTGTTGGGAAGCTAACTCCAAGCCTTTTAGTATTGCATTATTTAATCCTGTAGCGGACACGGATTCTACTATGGCGTAGGGATGACCTTTAGGTTTCCCCCTTTTCTCAAAATCAGACTTTAAATAGCGACATAAATCAATACCTTTATTTCCCATAAAGGCTCTTTGAGCTTCGAGAAAGAACACTGCGAGTTGGTCATCAAAGTTAGCACTAGACTCGTAGTATTCACCAATCCCACTCTTGGAGTCAATTCCCGAAAAAACCATACAGAATCTCCAGAAGTGAACCATATCCTTTGTAGCATTTTGAACTGTACGGATTCTCAGTTCTTTATGGAGGGCTACAATGGTTTCTTCCAGACGGTTAGGATTGGTTTGAGCCATAGTAGCCCCAGTCATCCTCAGCATCTGATTATAAGTTTCATCTGATAGCGAAGGAAATTTTTTGGGGTCACGGGGCAATACGGACTCAGTGTAACCTGCCACTTTGAGGAACTCTTCGGAGGACAAGTGGAGTAGCCAAAACCCCAAAACATCGGTAGTGGTATTAAGTTTTTTAGCCAGATAATTCCAATGATGCCAAGTTCGGAAATCAGGGCTACCAGAGGATAACCCAGTACCCACCATTTTCTTTAATTCTGTCTCCTGGTAAATAGAGAGCATATTTACCCTGTCCTTAATACCGTCATCAGCATTATACAAGTCACGAGCATTCCACTCGTTAGAACAAGCAATTATGACAGTTCGAGACTTAACGTTTATTGCGTCAACTCCTTTATTTTCGGTGCGTAGTACACCGTTACTAACCAATTGCTTAGTCAGCCCGGAGTGTAACATTTTTTGTTGGGTGGATTTGGTGAGGTCATCCAGATAAGCCAGATGGGAGACAGCAATTTCCCCCCAACCAAATCTGCCAAAGTTATCAGCCATGGTTTGGATGTCATAGCCGCAATTTTTCAGAGCGTCCATTACAAAGGTCATTAGAGCCGATTTACCCAAGCCTGGTTCACCCAAGACAATGCCCATAGAGCGAAACTTATGGTTAATGTCGATTCCCTCAACAGTTGTGGAATCACCACTTCCAACCACAATTCTCCCGACTAATAAGAGGAACATTTGACGTTCTGCTTCGGGAAAGATGGACAACAAATCTTGGGCTGTAACCTCCTGAATGCGGGGGTCAAACCAAGATTTCTGGGGAACTATATATTTCCCACCAGTACCACCCCTTAAACTAATGCCAGAATTGTATCGTTTGGTTTGCTCACCAGCCAACATTAAAAGAGCAGTATTAAAAACTGGTCTACGATTGTCCCCATTGTGAAACACTAAAGGTTTCCAGTATTCCCAAACTTGCTTGCTACAATGGGACTTAATCATGTTTACTGCGTCCTCCAGGGTGTCCTGGTGTTCCATTGGCACAATTTTCTTTTTCCAATGGAAATCCGAAGGTGGTTTGTAGCCATCCCCAGTGGGAGCTACCGTGTAGGGACAGTCAATATAAATTTTGTGTCCAGCTAAATCACCCTTTGGATGGGGGATAAGCTCTAGCCCATGTTGAGCCAGAACTCGCATTCCCTCCCGATAACGGGTGAAATCCCCCATAAACTGACCCTCATCATCAGAATCTCTAGGGGTTTTTTGTTCTTGCTGGTTCTCAAATCGGTTTTCATGGGGGTCACAACCCTCATGGTTGAATTTGTCCACGCTATTTTTTTCTCTTGCAGTTAACTTTCTCGTCATCACTGGCCGCAGATTACTTGTCCTTGTTGAACCCAGTGTAACAGACCCCCCCAGAATTGTCAAGGGCTGATTTAAAGTGGTTTTACTTTAGTTTTCAAATGTTTTTCAAATGTTTTTCGTATGCAGTACGGATACGCTCATCATAAGGTGGGCGATGTTGGTTGTAAGCCGGGCCATTATAAGAACGAGCAAACCCTTTAAAATCTTTTCGTCTTAGGGAAACCACCAAAGCATTACGAACTAAAAACTGCCCTAAAGCTTTTAACTGGTCTTTAGGGCTGTGCATGGCTTGGAAAAATTCTTCAACTGTAGGGTAGCCAACCACTTCATAGTTGAATCCCATAATCTGGAAAGCCCCAAAGGATGCTGATTGTAATGCCGCTTCCCGGTCTAAAAGCATAGCCGCCTCTAAGCGTAGGTATTCCCCCTCAGAACTACGGGAGTTCAATAAGGGAGAGTATTTGCGAGTAGAGAGTTTAGGATGGGAAGAATCAAATTTACGGTTAGTCATACTAGAGAAAACGTGGGATTCAAATCTAACGACGGGTCTGCCATCATCCTGAAGTCCTCGACCAGAAGATTCAACTTCGGCAACTGCTTTCAATAGGGCGACCTCTAGATTAAGACTTTTAGCCAAGGCTTGAAAATCTGCCTCCGCCACTGGACTCAAATCGTATTTAAGGGTATCCGCCGGTTTAGCAGTATCTGCCAACAGTTTTGTGATGAAACTCTTACCGATAACTTGTTTTTCAAAATTATTAAGTTTATATTTCTCAGAGGCTTGTTTAAGGGCTAGTTCTGTCCCTTCCCCCCAAATACCGTCAATTTCTAATTTATAAAAGCCTATTCTGGCTAGTTCTGTCTGTAAGTCTTTTAAAGTCTCTGAATCAGCTTTTAGCTGGTCAAAGGTAACGGTTTTAGCAGGATTCAAGGTCATAAAAAATCAAGTCCAGATTAAACAAGGGTCTAAATCTGGACTTGGGCGTTAAGTGGTTAGAGTTCTAGCCTAAAGTTTGGAAAACTACATAAAGTTGACGTAACAATTCAGAATATACATCAACCTCCTCATATTCTAGCTGATGATTACGGAGTACGGTGGTTAATGAGTCAATAGTGTTTTGAACATTATCATAAAGCAGACCTGTATTTAGGTCAAACTCGGTAGGAAACTTACACTCGAAGTCAGATTCTTCGTCATCCTTAAAATCACATCCCAAATCATCGCACTCACAGTCACCGCAATCGGTGGGAAGGAGTTCATTCATTTCTGATACCATAATGTTCCCCAAGGGTAAAGTGTTTGTTTTAACGGGTCAACTTTGTGTTGGACGGTTACTCCCTGTATGACAGAGAGTAGATTAGATGTCAAGGGGTTACTTTAGCCAAAGCCAAGTAAGGGGCTAATGCTTTCAAAGGTAGAGTGACTCTTAAAGCTACCAAAGCATGAAATCGTAAGTCCTCTTTTTTGATACCCTCAGCAAGTTCTATGGCTTCGGGTATTAGTTCTGGGGGTAAATTAGGGGCTAACGCCACTAACCCTTGGGAACGTTCGGCTTCCGTGTCGAAACTCTTTACAATTTCTAAAGCTTTCCGCATCAAATTCTCAGACATTTTAGACTCCAGTATTTCCATTAAAGAGATGGTGAAGGGGGCTTTGTACCCCCCTTCGGATTAGGTAAAAATGCCTACCAATCTAGGTCGATGTCTCCACGGCTGGGGAAATTCTCAGAGGGTACGACTAGAGACGCATTAACCTTAGTATTTCCATTTGCCATTTTTGTTTTGTTTACTACTCGGAGTAAGCAGGTTTTAGTAGGGGTGACTACCGGGCCAGCCTCAAGAGTACGGGCAATGGCTTTGTTGGACATAATCTTCATACCATCTTCAGTGGTGAGGGTGAAAAATCCACCATTGTCACTTTCTTTAAATTCATACCCTACGATAGTGTATTCTGTACCGTCTTCCAAATCACGGAGGGGTGTAGCAGAACCACCACCAGTCGGGGGTTCAGCCAAATAAGTAAAGAAAGTACCTTTTGTGAATGCCCGACGCATTTTTATGGAATCGTTTTTACGTTTTTCCATGTCGGCTTCAGTAAAACGTGCGGTCAAGTCAAAGGTCAAACCTTCGGGGAACGCTTCGCTTTCGGGAAGGACAATGGTGATGCCACTGTCGGAAGGCATGGATGCGATGCCTTCGATATTGGCGAAAGCCATGTAGGGTACGAACAAGGTTTGACTGAAACGAACTCCTAGGTTGTAACCAGTTTCACCGTTTTCAGCAGGTTCGTCTTCAAACAAGCTGGGGTTTGCTTTTGCGTATGCCGAACCCCGCAATAATGTGTTAGAAACTTTATAAAGGGTGGGGCTATAGAGTGCTTTGAACACCCCATTTTCCGCTTTTACTGTCAGAATGGAGCCATCTGGGTCGAACTTTTCACCAACTTGGTTTAAAATGTAACTGAGTTGGGTGGTTAAGGTACGTCCAATCTTAGAGTTTGGAACATTGGTATAAACCTTGTCCCAAAGCTTACCAGAGTATAAGGAAATTACTTCATCAAAGGAAACTACGGAGGGTACTTGTGCAGTTGAGGTTGTCATAAATTTGTTGGGTTTTGTTTAGATTTGGTTTTTGTTGGGTTAACCCTAGTATAACAGAAGGTATATTAGGTGTCAAGGGGTTTGAGAAAATTCTTTTTAGGCTTTTCTCTGCCGCTTTACCCTAGTTAAAGGGGGTTTAACCCTGATTGATTAAGCTTGGTTCTCACTTAACCAGTTTTTGTTGGGTTAATAACCCCAGTATAACAGAGAGTAGATTAGATGTCAAGGGGTTTAGGTTATTTCTTTTTTCCTGTTTTTTCTGTTCAATCCAATCCTGGAGTACCGTCCAATCTAGATGGACTACTTCATCAGAGCCATCGAAGATTACCTTGAGTATGGTGTACTCACCACTTTCCAGACCTTGTTGCTCAACCTCTGTCAAAACTGGGGTTTGATATGTTTCGCACGGTGTAATTATAATGTACATGGTTGAATCCTGAAGGTTAACTCCAGTATAACAGTTTGAGCGAAGTCTGTCAAGTCAACTCTGGACTTAAAAAGTCATAGTACCCATGTACTGTTACTCTTTGACCAGATTCAACAAACCAGTCGTGGGCTTTCTTCAGGTGCTTAAAACTAGAATTGGGTTCACCGGAGTTAACCACTTGACGTACCTGTGGTGCGTAGTTAGCTCTTTGTAAAATATCAAATTCAGGAGGGGGATTGAGTAGATTAATCACTTCGATAGGACTACCTTTGATGAGATTATCACTCTTATCGCCTTTTTCAACTTTTATATCCCAAATTTGGGGGGGAGAGTCAATTTTACGTTTTTCCCGTTTTAAGGTGTGAGCAAATACACCCGCCTCATCACGGAACCGAGGAGTCCATTGCGCCATACTGACCCAGAGAGAGGTGGGTTCCACAAAGGGTTCCAATAGGGCTTGGTCTAAGGTCATACTGTTGAGGACACCATTGTTAACCAAACCCATCCAGTCAGAGTCTATCGTGTGGAGAAAAACCAGTCTATTACTTTTGCTTCTTACAATGGCAGAGGCTATATCATCTGCCTCAAATTGGGGGAATCTTAAATAGTGAATAGGGCTGTTAGGGGCAGTTACATAATCTAACCCAGCTTGGTTGACCTCATACCATTCATCGGTTTTAGAGGGTCTACCACCTTTATACTCTGGGAATCCTCTCTCTCTAAGGTAGGCTTCTCTCCAGTAAGGGCTACTATCATCTACTACCACCACTGTATGGGGGAAATAAGGAAGACCAGTAAACCCCCGATTCAATGTAATAGCCCATGTAGCCTTTAACCAAGTTGAGGCAGTAGCGGCAGGAAGATTGGCTTTAATAAACTGGTACTGATGGTAAATCTGGTACACTGCTACCCTAAAGTCGTTAACAATAATAGGGGCGTTGGTAAATTCAGACATAGTTTTTAGTCCTTATAGGTCTCACATATAATATGCCTGCAATCCCGACTTTAGGTACAAATAAAAAATCAACCACTGGGTTTTACGATTAAATTCTCGTTAACTTCATGAAACTTAATCTTCATAATCTCGCAGTCTATCCAGACAAATACGCCCAATTTGAGAGTGTAGTCACACAAATAAAAAAGTTTATGACCCTTATTGACGAAAAGATTATCCCCCAGTTCTTAGATGACACTGAGCCTTTGGGTGAAGTAACTGTAAATGGTAAGACCTATCAGGTAACTAGCCCAGAGAATCTTTTAGAAGAACAGTATATTGCCTATTTTGCTGGACGGAGCGAGGCTATGGATGCCTACATTAATATTTTTGGACAAGAAGATGAAAATGGTACTGTGGTGCTAGTACAGACCAAAGATGCCAAAGATGCTGTACGGAAAGCTAAATTGGAAGCCCAGATGTTAGCCCCCGCTCGAAAAATGATTGAGGCACTGCTTGGCCAACCAGTAGGAACCTTTAAAAGATTACGCTCTAAAACCATCATGGGTATTTATAACCATTTACAAACACTACTGGATGAAATTGGGCAAACACCAGAACAGGATGGTGTTACCCCCGTTCAACAGGAGGAATTAGATGTCCCTTTGGATTCCAAAATCGAGCAAGAGTAAATCTCTATGTGGAAACTCTAATCGATGTTTTACCCGTATTTTACAAAATGGGAATTAGCCGTAAACAATTACTATCTATGCCACATTGGGAAGTCATGAATGCTTTAGCTGGTCATTATAAACATCGGGCTAGGGACATTCTTGACATGACCGATGCTGTTGCGTTAGGTTCTGGATTTGGTGAACCAGAGGAAAAAGAAAATCTCCGCAATATGATTGCTGGTAGAGCAGGTTTCCCCCGGATTAAAACCAAAGTCCCCAAGAAATTTACGGGTAAATCTTGGACTTCTGATTTAATGGGGGCTATTTAATGTCCAGGTCTAAAAAAGATATTGTGGTAAATACGGAGGGAAGTCTACCAGATTTAGTAAAGGAGGCTATTTGTTTCTATAAGGGTTGCTACCCTGAATACTCATTCTCGGAAATCTGTCGAAGGGTAAATCGGAAGATAACTCCTTTGGATATTAATGAGGATTTAGTAGTCAGAGTTATTGAGGCTGAACCTAATTTGGTTGCTAAATACCGGAAGGGCGGGGCTGAAGCCGTCAAAATGGGCATGGAATTAAAGGAGTTAAAGTATGCTACTTTATATTCCCGGGTTCAGTTCTTGGCCGAGGTAATGGATATGGGTAAGTCTGGCTACAGTGACCAAAAAGTTACTGGTCGGGGTGATGTTATCGAATTAGTTTCTAAAAATCTTTCTGCCTCTTTGGAAGCACATAAACAACTTACTGCCATCATGTTTATGGTAGAGGGTGCTACTGAAGTAGTCAGTGAAGAAGACTATGTTGATGTCGCTGTTTACCCTCAATTCCTAGAACCCGCCCCAAATCAGATTGAGGCTAGTGCTGAATTAGCCCCCGATTCCGTTGAAAACATTTAGTCACTAACAACCATAAAAACAACATGGTCAATATTGCCCACGGATTGAAACCCAAGAACCGCTATCAAGAACAGTTTCTACGGTCTTTACGGACAAATACCATTTCTATTGGTGTTGGTGAGGCTGGTACTGGTAAGACTCTGATTGCGATGTATTCCGCCCTTTTAGCTCTTAATAATCCAGATGACCCCATTAATAGTGTTTTATATGTAAGACCGTTTGTAAGAGACAGGGATGAGGTTGATATTGGGGCTATGCCAGGTGATTATGGGGAAAAAGTAGATTCATTGGGAACTCCCCTATGGACTAATCTTTCTGAAATTGCCCACCCTAAAGATTTCCAGAAGCTCCGTTCTACTATAGAAATTAGCCACATCGGTAATATTAAAGGAGCTAGTTTGTCTAATACCTTTATTATTTTTGATGAGGCTGAGGACGCTACTGAACGTCTGTTTAAAGCCGTGGTAACTAGAATTGCACACGGTTCAAAGCTCTGTATTATCGGAGACCCCACCCAATGTAGTTTGAAAACTGAAGCCTATTTACCAATTGCCGCAAACCGGTTGAATGATGTGGAAGGTGTTGGGGTAACTTTCTTTCCGAAGGGTACGTCGGTTCGCCATCCAATTCTGGCCAAAATTTTAGAAGCACTAGGTTAATCTAAAGTTACTTCTGAATTAAATATTAAACCACCTTGACGGGTGGTTTTTTTGTTGCTATAATAAACGGGATACCTATTTCTGGACTAAACTATGTCTAATTTATCTGTTTTTGATTTCAACTCCAACAACATTCGCTTTGAAAATCGTGAAGGTCGGGTCTGGGTTTGTCTAACCGATATGGCTAAGGCTAGTGGGAAACGGATTAATGATTGGAATCGACTAAATGCTACAACCGAGTTCCTGACTGAGTTTGAGGGCATTGCGGGGATTCCCGTAATGGTGTCTAACGTTGGGGGCTTACCTGCAACTACTGGAACATGGGCAATTGAAGAAGTCGCTTTAGAGTTTGCTGGTTGGTGTTCGGTGAAGTTCAAAATCTGGATGCTACAGCAAATCAAAACGCTAGTCACAACTGGCACAGTTAGTCTGCACCATGTAGAACAGCCTAAATTAACATCTCGTCAGGTTGCTGTTGAAACAGCTAAGGCAGTTGTGGAAATTGAGGGATTGATTTCTCGAAATAACCCCCGATTAGCCCAATTTCTAATTGACCATGCTATTTCCGATTTAATGCCAAGTCAGGCTACTTTAACTGGGGATTCCTTGCAAGGAGTTGTTGAGATTGCACTAGAAATGGGATTTAACCCTTCCCATGATAATCGGTCTCAACTTGGAAAATACGTTAAAAAGAGTTGTCGTCAACTAAGTCAACAAGAGAAACGGTTAGTCAACGGGGCAATGCGAGAGATAGCAGTTTATCCGGCAAATCACCCAGAAGTGAGAGAGGCAATAGAAGGATTTTTCAGCACTATAAACGGTTAACGATACAAAATAAAACATTAACCACCTTGACGGGTGGTTTTTTTGTTGCTATAATAAGAAAGTACATTTAACCCATGTAGCCATGAATATCAAACCCCCACAGTTTAAAAGTAAGCAGGATTGTTGCGACTTTTTGGCACTAGAGTATATAACTCCCCCAAGAACTATCAAACTTCCAGAGGGTGTTATTGACTTTTTAACAGATGAGGAATTGGTAATAGTCTCAGAAGATTACAATGCCGAAAAAGCCATTAGACTAATCAGTATTTTGCACATATACTTCCCACTGACACATAAAGTCATTTATTTGTTTGGAGAAAGTCATCCATTATCTGATAGTTTGCAGTTCACTTGCGACGCTCTAGGGATTCAAATACGTTACCCTGGATTGCCGCTTGATGTGTGGTAATGATTTTGGATGTCGGTAAATTTAACCACCTTAACCGGTGGTTTTTTTGTGCCTAAAAGTATGCGCCCAAAATATTCTTGAATCCCCCTGCCCACTGAGAAAATATGTACTCTCCCGTTGAAGCTTTTACCACTTGTGTTGGTTATTCGGATTTTTTGTCTTGGTCTTTACTTTTCAATCGTCCGCAGTTCGACAATCTGGTAGTCCTCACTACACCCCAAGACCTGAAGACCCAAGAGGTATGTTCCTTTCACCATGTTCAGTGTTATGCTACTGAAGCTTTTTTTGCTGAGGGTCAAACTTTCGGTAAATCCCAGGCAATCGATGAATTTTTGAAGTCTAATATTTTATCTAAAAGCGGTTGGCTAGTCCACTTTGACTCTGATATTGTTCTACCCCCTCGCTCAATGAATCATATCCGAAAAGAGCTTATAGAAACCGATTGTATTTACGGTATTGACCGAGTTAGTGCAGTAGGTTTTGATAAATGGACAGATTATGTTAGCGACCCTAACGTATTTTATGAACAGGAAGTCTGGCTCAGATTAGACCGTTTCCCGATTATGCCCCGTGTCTTTAAGGATGGGTATTATGTCCCCATTGGATTCTTTCAAGCTTGGTATGCTCCCAATAGTGAAAATTCCTACCCTACAGTCCATCAAAATGCCGCTAGAGCCGATATGCTATTTGCTATGCGATGGGGAGGACAGAAGCGCAAATTAATCGCTAATGCTGTAGGAATCCATTTAGAGTCAGAACATGGAAATCTAGGGGTTAACTGGAACGGACGGAAAACCCCCCCCTTTAAGTCTAGAGTAATTCCAGAACAAGGAGGAGAGTCTGTCTTAGAACTGTGGGAACAAGGGGGAGAGTCGGTCTTAGGAGTGTGGGAACAATTAGAAAAGGCTTTAGAAGAATTTAAGGATATATGGTTCAGTAACTATTAACAGGCAAGAAAAAACCCCCTATACTCTAGGGGGTTAAATAAACCAAACAAGGAACAAATCTGGGTTGTGGGAGTCGAACCCACCTATGCCGTCTTATGAGGACGGTGCTTATCCGATAAGCTAAACCCAGAAGGTCTTTTGCTCCAGACCTCTTTATTATAACTTAGCCGTTATGGGTTTGTCAAGTCTAAACCCAAAAGAATTTCCTCAATCATCGGGATGTCTTCCCGTCGGTAGAAATACTCAGTGCTGATTCGTTTTTTCTTGCCGTTTTTTAACCCGTAGACATGGCGTTTTGGGGGTTTTTCACCCATTAAGGTTTCCCATGCTTGAGCAACTTGAAGGCGGATTTTGCGGAACTCTGTGTTAGTGAAGTCTAAAGCCTTTGCTTCTAGGTAATCTTTTAGGGAGAAATCTTCCGGCAGATAAAAGGGCAAACCTTTTAGTCCATTTTTCCACCCATCGATTTTAGGATAGACCGTGACTACTTTTTTGAAGTCACGGATTTCTTCTCGCATTTCCCGTACTTCACCAACTAAACCCGTCATGACCATTTCAATGTTAGCCAGACGGTCTGAGTCAGAGACATAACCAGTGACAGATTTAATCCATGTGTCGATTCCGATTGAAGCAAAAGCTAAAAGACTTTTTCGAGCCACTGGATTAGCGGCTTTTGATTCAAAACCGTAATAGGAAATGATAGCGGCGGCGGCTTTACTGTTGACAATGTTCGCAAGATTAACACTGTCGCAATCCCCTTTCAGCGTCTGGGAGAAAACCTTACCTTGGAAGGGTTTCAAGCATTCTGGGACTGTTTTTGATTCGGGGGTTTCTTGAGAAAGATTTGCGATAACCCGACCCTCTGAGAACATACTCCCACGTTGAACTCCACATAATCGGGCTAACGCAGACTGACTCATGCCACAGGTTTTCCCGTCTGCACTGACAAAAAATTGCAATTCCATATCTAATTCGGGGACTTTAACAGTTGTGGGTTTTACGATTTCCATATTTACCTCTTTAGTGTTTTCTGATTACTTTAACAGTATAACTTAGCCTTTATGGGTTTGTCAACCCCCAACAAAAAAAAAATCCCTAGCTAGGCTAGGGTTATTAAAGTTGAGTCAGTTTAATTAGCGATAATCTCCATCCCCTTTAATAGTACCTGCCAATTTTCGGGCAGATAGCTTTGCCATGTTCATGTTCATTACACTGAGAAGGTTGTTAAACCCGAACAGGCAGGATAACTCATCAAGAATGACGAACAGGGGCATTACCCGCATCTTAGACTGTAAGATAGCTGGGGATTGGTATGCTTCATCACCCCGTAGTTGTTTTTTGTGAATACTAGCGAGGGAGCCAGCAAAAATTACCGCTCTTTCAAACACTTTACTCAATCTCAATGAAGAAACCGAATCTGGTTTGCCCAAAGAGTATTGTGAAAATAAGGTGGACAGTGGGGGGAGTCCCAGGTGCTTAACTATTCGACACAAGTAGTAAACTACGTCCCCCAGTTCTAGGGCGATTGCCTTAAGGTTAGTGTCATCTTGAGCTATTTGGTCATTATAGCACTCGATGGTTTCAGCTAACTCATTAACCAAACCCAGAATGGAATAAGTCAGGGCTACTTCATCGGGGTAAACTGCTGTAGAGTCCGTAAACTCCATATATGAGTCTAGGTAAGCCAAATTTTCTGGTGTTAATTCAAATCGCATAGGTTTTTAGGTCTTTAAGGTCTGTATGTTCCCAACATAACATACCGCTTATTGGTTTGTCAACATATTTTATCCGTAAGAAAAAGCTATCAATGAAGTATAAGTAAATCTTATCGCTAGGGTAAGCCCCCATCGCCCAATCTAAGACAGAAGCGATTGAGCGTAGAGATAATGGCAAAACCTGGAAAATTAAAATTATATTTACACCCGGGACAACAAGAAGTATTCGGAGACCCTGCCAGATTCAAGGTTTTGGTTTCATCGAGGAGATTTGGGAAAAATTTAGAAGAAAACACCCCTATTTTGACCAAAAATGGTTATAAACCGATTAAGAAAATTTTCACTGGGGACACTGTATATAATGAACAGGGTTTACCTGTAAAAGTTTTAGCGGCTACCGAGGTATTTGAAGATGATTGCTACGATATTGTCTTTGAAAATGGACAGGTTATCAGAGCAGGGAAAAACCATGAGTGGGTTTTGGAGCTAAACCGTAAGTTAGAGTCTAACACATGGACTACTGAGGAAATATTCTATTACCATCAAAACATTCAAAAGGGAAGTAAAAAACTTAATTTATCTGTTCCTCGTAAAATTTTGCATCCGTGGGAAAGCTTTTTTATAGCCGATGTAATCCCTGTTGGAAGACATCGAACTAAGTGTATTCAAGTAGAAGGAGGGATTTTCCTATGTAGTAAAAGTAACATCCCTACCCATAATTCCAGGCTACTATTAACTACTTTAATCGAAAGGGCTATTAATTACAACGGCAACTATGATAAAGCTTCACCCCCCGTCGTTTTGCTCGTTATGCCTAGCTTAAAACAGGCTAAACAAATCCACTGGGAACCACTTGTAAATATTCTAGATGGACACCCAGCAGTTAAAAGAATTTTTAAGTCTGAATGCAGAATCGTTTTTAAAGGAAATAAACCAGACATCATCCTCAGAGGAGCCAATGAAGATAACGGCGACAATATGCGGGGGTTGAAGATATATTTTGCTGGATTAGATGAGATGCAAGATATAAAACCTATTGTATGGACGGAAGTGATTCGCCCTGCTTTAGTTGATACTAAAAATAGTACATCTCTAATTATTGGTACGCCCAAGGGGGCAGGTACATTTTTCCATAGTCTTTACCTACAAGGTGGTGAAGTTCCTAATTGGGCTAGTTTTTTAAAAACAGTTTATGATAATCCCTTTATTCCCCTTGATGAAATCCAAAGAACCAAAGAGTCATTACCCGAAAAAATCTTTAGACAAGAATTTTTAGCATCTTGGGAATCTTTTGATGGTCAGATATTCTCAGATTTAGATAAGAGACACTTACTGGATGATGACGATTTACCGACAAAATTTGACCAAGTATATATCGGAGTGGACTGGGGAGATGTGAATCCTGCCCTAGTAGTGGTGGGAAGACGGGGAGCCGCTTATTTTGTGATTGATTGTTGGGAAAATCCCAACCCTAAAGCGGCCATTGAACAACGAGTCCACAATGAGAAAGCCATTGAGTTAGCCAGAACGCATGGTGTCAACCGTGGATATGCTGACCCGTCACAACCGGGAAGAATTTTAACCATGAGAAAAGCGGGTGTTCCCAAGTTAATGGAGGGCTATAATAGGGTATCAGAAGGTAATGGGGTGGTTAACACTTTATTACACCAAGATAAACTTTTTATTGCCAAATCCTGTAAAAGGGTTTTTGAGGACATGACTGCATATCACCGAGAGTCTAAAGAAGGGAATGTTACCGAGAAAGTGGCTGAAGGGCAAAGAGACCATTTTTGCGATGCTTTACGTTACGTTTTGGCTACTTTGGAGCATCGGAATATTGAGAATATCATCGATAGTATGGGTGCAAATACCCTAATACCCAGTGTCCCCCAAGATGATAGTCTCTACGGAAATTATAATTCTGGCTATTAAGGGGCGAGGGTAGGGACGCTCATGACCTAAGTAGAAGACCTAACCCCGCCCACCCTATGCGATACCCTGAGAAAGTCCCGTTTAATCAGTTAGAAACTTATCACCCCGATGTACTGGCTAAAAAATACATCTATGAGACTGCTGACGATTTGTTAGCGGGGGGTAATCAGATTAGGGAAAATCTGGAGAAATACCTCTGCAAAAAGCCAGATGAGGATGCAGAAGTCTATAAGTACCGCAAAAAGATTTTTACCTACACACCTATTTTAGGGCAATGTTTAGCCCAATTAATGAATCGGATGACTGCTTCAAATCATGTTATTAATGGTTTGGGAACTCAGGGAGACGAGGGGAAGTTCTGGGCTAAATTTAGGGAATCCGTAAATGGAAATAACCAAAAAGAAAAGAACTTTATTAAAGAAGTATTTTACAGACTTTTGAAGTATGAACGAGTTTATGCAGTAATTGATATTGAATATACTGAGAACCTACCTAAAAACCGTAAGGAACAAGATGAACAAGGTTTAATGCCTTATATTGCCCTATATGACCCCTGTAAAGTAGTCCACTATGACGAAAAGGATGGACGGTTACAATGGATAAAAATTAGAGAGTTAATGACTGAATATGACCCAGTGGGTATTCCTAGAGTATACCTAAACTGGACTTTTATTGATGATAAAGAAATAAATATTTATTCGTGTCCAGTAGAATTAGCAAAAGATGGTACACCTAGTCCTGTCATGGGTTTAGACTTAGAAACTAAAGAATACATGGTCAGTAAGAAATCAACTATTGAACATGGTAGAGATAGTATTCCGGTAGTTAAGATTCAAGCCCCAGAGAATCTATGGGTAGTCAAAGAAGCCATTTATTTGGTTCTAGAACACATCCGAGTTCACAATAATCTTTCCTATACTGCTAATTTGGCTGGACAGATTCAAAGACTATTTACTCCGATGGCGGAAACTGTTGATAAAATGGTGGACATTGAAGAAGCCAAACAACAAACTGGTAATCATAGAGTTTTGATTGGGTCAGGATTTAGCTTTAATGAGACTACTGGTTCAGCGATTTCCACTATTACAGGCTATTTACAAGGTATTGAATCTAGAATCAAAGATTTAGTATTTAGTAACGGTATTTCTGCTGGTACTGATAGACCAATGCAAGAGTCGGGTGTGGCCAAAAGTATGGACTTTATCAGCCAAGAACAAGCTTTGACCGCCTATGGTGAGGAATTGTTAAGATTCCTAGAGAACTGTTATAAGTTGGTAGCCTTAGCCCACGGTTTACCCCCTGATAAAGCCGAAATGATTTCAGTTTCAGGGTTGAATGAGTTCGTTCTAGATTCTGTTGATGCTAAGGTAGACCGCCTTGCCCGATTGGAGAAACTAGAAACACCAATCGCTGACACTGCGATGAGATTGGTAACTGAAGATTTACAACGAGCTTTAACTCCTAATGCTTCTATTGATGAACAAAATACTATTCAAAATGAAACTAAGGAATCTTTCAAACCAGAAGAACATTTTGAACTATCTATGGAGGAATTAAGTTCTTTAGTCCTGAATCAGATTGTATCAGTTAAGACAGCACAAGAATTGTTAGGATTTGACCCTGAAGCAGAATGGGAAAACATATCTGAACAAATGCGAAATATGCAAGAGATTCAGGCAGAAGCAGAACCAGAAGCTGAAGCTGAAGGTGAAACAGGAGCCACGGTAGCAGTTGACCTTGATATGCAAATCCAGGAAGTGGCAAGTGCTTTAGCTATGGCTACTGATGCTACTGTAGTTGAGGTTCTAAACGGTGTAGGGTATGTTGAGGGAGGAGATAACCTACAAGGGATTTTAGATACCTTAATGGCTGAATTATCGCAGAAGTTGGAAATCCCCCTAGAGGAAGTTAAATCTATGGTTTCGGGGATGGAATAAAGTTTTGCAAAACCCTTGACAAACTCTGATAAACCGTATACCCTATAAACAGGGGCAATAACCCCTAAACAATTTAGACTTTGAGGTTATCTATATGTTGGCTTTAGGTTTCATCGCACTAACCCTTGTAGTATCTTGGCTGGTTTGGGAAAACTTGAATGTGATTTCCAGACTAATTTTGCTTAATTATATAGTCTATGGGGTTTTGGCATTAATTTGTGTAGCTTCTATTATATGGCTATTTCAGATATTATTCTAGTATCTGGGGTCTAGCCCATTAACACGGTTACTAAAACATTAACATTCGTTAATATGTAAGGGTAGTAACTCCCTATTGGGGTAGCTCAGTTAAGAATTTTATTAGGATTCCTCTGGCTCCATTTAAATCTCTGTCTAAACTTTCGTTACTCTGAGATTTGATTACTTTCCTCCCACCTAGATTAGCTATTATTTCCCCTGTCCATGATACGGTTTTGGAGGTATAAGCCTCAGAAACTATTATTAGTTTTTTACCAAATTTATTGGCTTTGAACTTTAATAATTCCTTAAACTCATAATGTCCAAAATTTAACATTGAACGGGTAGTAGATTTATTGATTTTTCTGTCCTTCTTTTTAACCATTTCACCGGTGTTAAAGCAGGGTAGCAGGATTACATCAAAGTTATCTACTAGAAATCTACTAATTTTGTGGTGGAGTTCTTTCCTCAGATTTCTTATCTTTAATGTGGTTCGTTGTTGCCACATTCTTAGATAATTAATCCGACTTTGGTTTTTGGTTTTAGCTATTTTAGATTGGATTTTGTCTGCTTTATGGCATAGTTTAGCCAATCTTTTAATGGCTTCTTGACCAAATTTACCGAAAACCCCATTAGACGAGAAAATAGTTTGGAAAGTTCTAACACCAGGGTCTAATGCTACAATCTTTAGGTCTTGGTTTTCGACTTCTGGATTATTAGCAATATCTTCAGTATAAATTAGGTAGAACAATCCCCCAGTAGTTGTGAGGGTTAGACCATCAAAACTACCCCTTGTGTCTGATTTTAGGGGGGTTTCTAGTTTTAGGTTTCGGGGGGCTAACACTCCCTTAGCTGAGAGTATTTCCTTTTTTAGGTTGATAGTTTGTCGGGGCTTTTTTCTAGATTTGAATTTTAACTCAAACCTTTCAACTAACCCCGCTTTTAATTGGGCAAACCCTACTTGTTGGGCATTGATAGCTTCGGTGATAGCCTCCTTTACTGTATTTATGTTTATGCAATTGGTTAACCAAGTGTGTTTCTCCAACCAAAATTGAAAGAATGTGTCACGGATGTCATAGCTTGACAAACCTTTTCTTTCTTTCTTAGTCTTTAAATCACAATTAGCCCCAATTTTACCGTTTATCAGCAAATCTACAGTTTTATTGTAAACAAACCGATATTGAGAGATTAGCTCATTCAGTAGATTTTGTTGAGTTTTGTCGGGGTAAAGTCTTATCTTCCTCGATATTTTTGTTGTTTTTTCTAAGTCCGTAGACTCTGCAACTGAAAATATGGAGGATTGATAGTAAGTAGGGGGTAAGTTCTTGTTCGGGACTTGTTTGAGTATTGTTGAGAACCACGATTGTTCCACCGTTCTTGAGGAAAAGGTATTGGAACAATTCAAATCCGAATCGGCAGAGTCTATCTCGGTGGGAGATAGCAAGAGTGAACTAATCTCCTGAGAGTAATCTGTCCAATAGGGTTTGAATACCTTTTCTTTTGAAGTTAAGTCCAGAACCGACATCTGTAATAATCTCCGAATCGGGGTAAACTGATTTCAAGAAATCGACCTGTCTAGCCAAATCAGCAGACTGTTTTCTTGAACTAACCCTAGCATAACAGATAACTGAGGGTTTGTCAAGAGGGTCGGCTAAATAGGATTCAACATCGTAATATCGTTGACCTGCGGGGTTTTTAATCCCCTTAATCAAACCGTCATCAAAATATTTTCTAAGGGTATGGGGGTGAAGCCCTAATTTGGAGGAGGCTATTCTAGAAGGAACGAGCATAAACCAGTTATCAGTGTTCATAAACAAATATGAGCGTTTTTAAACAAATATGTACTTAGACAATAACGCCCAAGCCCAAATTAGAGCTTGGGTTAAAACTTTTAATGAAGAAACGAAATAATAAAAGAAAGGGGTCAGCAGTTCAAGACAAAGTAAAAACTGTAGGGGGGGCGTATAAACAAAAAGCCTTTGGGAAATTTAGTGTTTGGAGGACGTTTAAAGAATGGTTAGTCCTTCGTAACGAGGACGGGACTTTTAGAGACAAAGGAGCCTCAAAAGCCTATACCCCCAAGTATAGTGAAAACACCAGTAAACCCCAGTCAAAAGGGAAAGCAATTAAATTTGGCAGATTGGGAGACCAAGCCTAGATACTGCAAAACCCCAGTTAATGGGGTTTTTTTGGGGAGACTAAGCCTTTTTAGGTTTTAGGGGTTTGGGCTTAGGCATTTTGGGTTTCTTACAGCCAGAACTTTTTTTCATGCCAAGTTAAAATATAAAAGTGTCCTATTTTAGTTTGAGCGTTATTGACAAAAGACGGGTAAGGGTTTATGATGTAGAAATAGAGTTAAAGGAGCTTTTATGCCTAAGAGAGATTTACTGGGACAAAGATTTGGAAAACTGACGGTAGTGGGAGAAAACCCAGTTAGAAAAAATAGTCAAATTCAATGGGACTGTGTTTGTGACTGTGGCGGAACCAAAACTACAGTAAGTAGCTGTTTGACAGGTGGACACACTAATTCCTGCGGGTGCAAACTACAAGAAGTAATTAGCAAAAAGGATTTGTTAGGGCAGAAATTTGGTAGATTAACAGTCACGGGCGAGAACCCGGAAAGAGATAACTTCAGACAGGTTATGTGGGATTGCGTTTGTGATTGTGGAAATAAAACTACAGTTAGAGGTAGTAACTTGAGAAAGGGTCAAACTACTTCCTGCGGTTGCTACAACTTAGAAAGAGTTATAGAAACTAAAACCAAGCATGGGCATAGTCCTAAAATTGGGGAGTCCCCGACATATATTAAATGGCGTTCAATGAAAGCCAGATGCACTAATTCTAATCAAGACCCTAATGGGGGTTATGTGAAAAGAGGGATTAAAGTGTGTGACCGTTGGTTAAATTCTTTTGAAAACTTCCTAGAAGATATGGGTGAATGTCCTGAAGGATACTCTATTGAAAGAATTGATGTTAACGGTGATTATTGTCCTGAAAATTGCAAATGGATTCCGCTAGAAGAACAAGCCGCTAACAAAAGAAACAATCGTCTACTAACTTTCAGGGGGGAGATTTTGCCGCTAAGACATTGGGCAGAACGAATGGGACTCGATGAAGGTTGTGTTCGTTCACGCATAATAGACTTGGGTTGGAGCGTGGATAAAGCATTAACTACCCCGTCTGGTGATTATATCCCCCAGATTGAATATCAGGGTAGAAGTCAAAGTTTAGGGGAATGGGCTAAAGAATTAGGTTTGCAATCATCAACCCTCAGTGTTAGATTAAACAAGTACGGTTGGTCAGTAGAGAAAGCCTTTGAAACCCCCGTAAATGACCACCTAAACATGGTAGAATTTAATGGGAAGATTCAGACTGTTTCTTGCTGGGCGAGAGAGTTAGGTATGAAACCGCACACATTAAGACACAGGCTTAAAAAAGGCTGGAGTGTGGAAGATGCTTTGACTATTCCAGTGGGGGAACAGCCAAAACAAAAACCCCCCGCAGAGCAGGGGGTTTAGTGGTTGCAATTAGCTCTAAGCGGCTAAGTATTTATACGATACTTGCGTCACCGTAAATCATTCTCACCCCTGTTAATGGGTCAGGGAGTCCGGTGATTGTAATTTTTAATTCTTGTTGCGTCTGTAAACCCATCGATAAACGAGACCCATTAATAGATGTGAGCGCACCGTTGGGGAAAGTAATTACTGTATTTTCCCATGCTTTAAAAAGAGCAACATCAGCATCAAAAGCGTCTTCAGCTAACTGAATCGTCGCATAAGTTTTACCGTTATAGGTAGTGGTAGTAGGAGCAGTAGTGCCAGGGTCAGCTACAATAGGGTAGGGTTTGATAACTACTTTTTGACCGGTGATAAGCTGACCAGCTTGGTCAGTAACTTCCGTTTTGGTCATAGTGTAGTTAACAGAGTTAACCGTGTCAGTAGCAGTAACAAGGGGAGTGCCGAATAGTAAAGCGATTTGAGCGGCATCAATCTCCGCAATCGAGATTTCTAGCTTTGTTTCGATACCCACCTTAATGTATCCAACTGGTTTGGAGGAAATTTGAGATTTAAGTTGGAACTCATCCCGTTCAATCATGATAACCGCATCATTAAGCTGGTCATCATTAGTCAAAGTAATCTTGGAAGCACCTTCACCGATTTCGATTAGCGCAGGGCCGGCACGTTTTGCCATTAAAGTAGCCTCAAATATAGAGATTTCAAGTATGAAATTGGGCGTTAGGGAATTTATTGAACGATTGGCAAGCTTAAATTAATGCTCAACGGTTGGAAATTACGGTTCAGGGGTGGGGAGTCTCTAAGCAAAATCCGATAATCTACAGCCCCAGAGTAAATTTCTAAGGAAGGAGTAAACGTGGGGGGTAAACGTCTCTCACAAAACCAGTGAAAAGCCTGTTGATTGGGCATTATAAGTTCAAAAGGACTACTAGAGTCTAAAGTAGAAATAAGTAGTTCTTGGACTTGTCTATTTCGGAAATAATCGATACTAAAGATGGCTAAAGAAACTAAAGGATGAAGTAATTCTCTGGTAATAATCTTACCTTCCACAGAATCGGAAATAGAACTAATACAGACAATTGTTTTATTTTGTGTGAGTTCTTTTTGGCTTCGAGGATAATTACTAGAAAAAGTAATCCCTGAAGAAGGAGGAAATTTGGAGGTTAATAGGGTGAAAATAGCCGATTCTAGCTTAACAATACTTAACATTAAAAGCCTCCAATTTCCTTCTTAAGTTCATCTGAAAGGGGGCGCATTTTTGGGTCTAGAATTTCTTCCGGAATAGAAGTCTCGCTAGAAAGAAAGATAGTATCATTTGATACAGAAACAGTAACGCCCTCAGTTCTTTGGGCAACCATTTCGGCTTTTTCCAAGAGATTAACACGCACATCTTGTTTAAACCTATTAAGTTCTGAATTATTTCTTCTAATCATCGGCTAATAACTCCTGAACCTGTGTCCAAGTATAAGGAACACCCTCATTAGAATTAACCGTAACTGGAGATAATGCAGATAAATTGTAATTAACTTCTTTTACAACAGCAGGAATAATACGGACACCTTCAGACCAATTAATAAATGCGTAATCCCCAACTAAGACCTCTGCATTAGGAATAGCCATTTTAAACCTGAAAATACCAGAAGCATTGGAGCTAAATTGAAGTCTTTCATGGATTGTACCATCCTTAAAAGATATTAAAGGGAAAGACCCTACTAAAAGGGGAGTGTTATCCGAACTCTCAAAGGGGTTAGAGGCAATACTCGAAGGACGAACAATGTGTACCACACCCGCCTGTAAACTATCGACAATTTCTCTAACTACATCAACTAATCCTAAGTCATTTAAATTTAAACTCATAAAAACCTCCTGCTGTCATCAGATTGGGCGTTATTGTCTAACCAGAGGTCAAATACGAGTAATAACCAGAGAAAGTTTTTCCAGCATCGGAAGGATGGAAAAAGGCAGTCCCAGTGGTGTTGTTGAAGGAGATTAAACCGCCTTCAGGAGGGGTAGCCCCATTAAAAAGTAAGTTAGAATTAGGAACGGGTGTACCATTAAGAGAAACGGAAATGGAATTTACATCAGAACCGATTAAACCAGCAAAATTTGAATTTGTAGAGGCTGGTAAAGGGAGACTATATGGGGGGGAAGATGGTACAGTTAAACTTCCTATGTTGGACTGATAGGTTACATTAGAGGCAGTAATTGTGATGAAACTGTCCACATAGCGGGCGTTATCCCCTAAAACCCCGTAACAAACGGGAACTGTGTAGAAATCAGTGGTGGTAAAAGCAGTACCAGCCGAACCATTCTCAAATCGAACAGAAAGACCATCTAAAATGGCTTGAGAGCCGCTATGGGTAAGTTTAGAGCCTGAATGACCCTCAACCCAGGTAGAGCCGTCCCAGCCCCATTCTTCCCACCCATACGAGCAAGTATAAATACTACCAAAAGAAAATACTAAATTTCTACCCAGATAAACAAGAGTACCAGGGGGACGGGGTGAATTGCTTGGGTAGGAAGGACTGACAGCCTCAACTCTCGTAACCGAACCGTTTATTAAAACATCATAAGCATTACTGTAATGGGCAGAAAAATAATATGAATTTTTTTCATCAAAAAACCCTAAAACAGGGATATTATTGTCCATGTAATGAATATTAACTCCACCTAGTACAGGATTATTGGTAGAACCAAACGTCATAGTCCTGGTATTGTTATTAGCGGAAGATGCAAGCCAAAAATCACCAAAAGTAGAGCATTGAATAGTATTTTCTAAATCAAATAAACCCCCTGAAGAAAATGCGTCAATAGCGTTACCATTAGCAATAGTCCGTGACCACCAAACAATCCTACGGTCGGAACCATTAGTAAGGTAGAGAGCCAATTCACCATTAGGACGATTAGCCGACTTACAACCTACAATTACTTTAGCTCTAAAGAAACCTAAATCAGTAATCCAAGTAGAAGAAGGGGTGAACAGAGTAGACCAATTATCGGAACATCTAAATCCGTTAGATGTGACAGCAACAATAATTAAACCAGTTTGGTAATAAATACTGGTAACTCCGTGGACGGATTCATTCAATAGTAAAGTTATAGAATTTGTACCACCAGCAGGGTTAATTCTCCAAAGTCCCGTGTTAGAGCAAGCAACATAGATGAGACCATTAACAACTTCTACCTGTTTGATATTTGTAACTGGCAAATTAGCGTTGGAAACTGTCAGGTCATTATCAGCATCAAAAACCTTATATTCCCCATTGAAAATATCAATTAGGACTACACCTGTAGCATCCCAACGTATTAGCTTACGTTCTGAAAAAGCCTTGTAATTAAGAAAATCTTGATGTCCGTGTGAATCTGGAAAGGGGATAGCAGTATTACCCCGTGAGAGATGGGGCGGGGTGTCAGTAATTTGTCCCCAAGAATTTCCGTTGTAGTGAGTAAATCTTTGACGTTCTAACTTATAAGTTGCTGAACCCACATTACCAGAATCCACAATGCGAACACGGTACATATCTGGGTAAAAACCCGTCCAAGAACCAGAAGGGATAACCCTACCAGTCCCGTTGGCACTCCAGGAAGCATCGTAAAAAGCTGAAGGTGCGCCATTTCTTTTACCCCAAGAGGTTTGAATAGGGCTTCGATTAGGGTCAGCAAAGCGGAAAGCAGATATACACCGATTATTATTACTAGGAATAACCCCGAAAGCTAAAGAATTGAGAACCCGTCCAGTGAAAGCATCTAGACCTATGGAAGTTCCACCAAAGGTAAAACTAAGGCTAGGGGAAGTGCTTTCATTATATCTCCAAGTGGCCAAACCAGAACTACCGTTATTAATAGGTTGTGCTGAGACGTTGGTTTCTAGTGTATCTCTTACGGCAAAAAAGTTATAACTATCAGGATTAGGGACGCTAGTAAGACTAGGATACTGACCAGGTTTTTCCTCTGAGCCTGAGCTACTTCCAATCAATTCGGCAATAGACTCAAAACCGAATAAACGCCGTCCGAGATGTCTTACAAAGTCTCCCCCTAGTGGTAGACCAAACCCAGGGCTGTTAATAAAGTAGACCCGATAAAAAATGTCGATGGTTTCAAAGGAGGCTTGAGTGACTGGGGACTCAAATCTAACGTAAGCGTAGGCATTGGCAGTCGTAAAACCAACACCCGCCGCACCCGAACCCTTATCTACTATAGCGACAGTTTGAAAAGTACGATTTGCCCCTGTAAAGGTTAATCTACCCCTTAATTCACCGTACATCGGTGTATCTTCTGTAGCTTCTACCCAGGTTGTCCCGGAAGCACCAGAAGGGTCTTGACACTCATCAATAATATCTGGAACAGAAATAGTATACCGATTAGGGGTAGCACTGGAAGTAGAAATTACCATATTCTGGGGGTTAGAAAATGGGGATTGTTTTAGACCTGAAACAGACCCATTCAAGTTCATGGCCGCCTGATACCCTCGTTCAGTGAAGGTATTATTCTTTATAATTTCTTTTTGTTGACCCGTTTGAGTGTCTGTAATAACGAGTCTTACTTCACCAATAGCTTTAAACATTAGCCAATTACTACCCCACCTAGATTTAAGTCAGTTACAGATTTAATTCCGCCTATAACAGAAACTTGGGCGTGCCACGAACTTTGAGTGGGGGAGTCGTTGGTACTGGAAAGAGAATAAGCAAAGATGAAACTGTTGGAAAGAGGCAAAGGGTTTTCATTAGGGTTTGAGCCTACAAAGCCTATAGTGGTATCCCAAAAACTCTCTGGAAACTTTTGAGTATTAAATAAATCTAAAACTCGGCTCTCTAGGAAAGAAGGGATAACTTTTATTTCGCTAACTGTATCTGAACCATAACCATAGCTATCAAGATGAATCAAGGGGTCTACATAGAAAATATCAGAGGGGACGGAAAAGATACGCCCGCCAATATTGTAACTAGAAACTATACGAAAAGTAGTTTTAGGGGGGAGAGTATAAGAGTTAGATTCGGTAGTAGCTACAGATTCCCAATTAGGCTTGTTATAAACCTCAATATTAAAGTGGGTTAAGAAAGCTGGTTGAGCGGGTAAAGACCATCTAAAACTAACAGAGTCAATATTTATTTTGCGTTTGAAGTAAGCTTCCTCGGAGTCTGCGGGGGAAAAGATTAAAGGGGGGGAAACCTTTAAGCTAGAGGGGTGTTCAGGGACAGAGGGGTACAAGCTAAGACCACCTAAAACATCGAAACTGGTTGGGGAAGGTACTATCTCCACAAGACTGAAGACATCAAGGTTATCAACCAATGCTATTTTTAAGAAAATCCGTCCGTTGACAGTGTTAAAAACACCACCTTGAGAAGTCACAAGAGTGTTTAAGCTGTTAGGTTCAGAGAAAGTTACAGGGGAACCCGACACTTGACTCCAAACAACAAAAGTTGTGGAGGCTATAGCACTAACAGAAGTTTGAGTTTGTAACGTGACATATATTTTGGAGGGGGCAGAAATGAAGGCATTACTGGCCTTTAGTTGTGTTCTTATGCTGTAGATACCACTGTATAGAGTTTTTACAGTGGGGGGGCTTGTAAAATAAAGTAAAAATTTACCTAGAGATTTTTTCAAAGCCTCATAGTAAATTTCTTGCCCGACAAAAAAGTTAGAGGGGAAACCGAACCCCCTCCCAGAGCTATAAATATTTTTATAGAAATCTAATAGTTCAAGAATTTGAGACTCATTAAGCCCTTCAAAAAAAACGTCCAACTTAGCATCCCTACCACCAGTGTATTGCATAGCTCTACGCTCTTCCCCTGCTTGGTCTTCAATGGTTAGAAGTCCGAAATCAGGGAGAGTAAAGCCCTCAATTCTTGTAGGGTGAAAGTTAGGGAAACTCATAGAATTTGGTCAGGGAAACTATTGGGGTTAGGCGGTGTTACAGGCGATACGGATATTAGGTAGGTATCAAAAGAGTATACATCTTGTCTAATGGTTTTTATACTAATTGGACGGTCAAAACGCCAGACAATATTTTTCAGGAGATTGGAATAGGCATTTGTCAATACTAGAGGGTGTCGCCAAATAGATAGGGGTAGTGTAAAACTACCAAAAACACCTCTGGTATTCTTATAAAAGTTTAACACATTTCCTACTTCAACAGCATTACGGTTAATAAACTCTAGTTTGACTTTGGACTTTGTGCTTTGCTCTGATAGGACTTGTCGAACTTCCCCCCCATCAGGGAATGTCACTATATGGATACCATAAGGAGGTAATTCAATCTCTCGCATAAAATCAGGAGTTATAGCAGGAAAAGAAAGATTGCTCATTGGAAAATAAACTCCAGATTAGTGAAATCGAAAAGCTTATCCGACCAAATTACGGCATCGATACTTATTTCTCCTGATTCACTTATGGAAAGAGATTGTATACGATAAACTTTATTTTCAATCATATCTCTACCAACAACCACAGGGTCATACAGGGATACGGGCGACGGTAGTTCACTAAGATTCATATAAGTTTTACCACCCACTTGTTCCAGAGTAAATGGCAAATCAGTGATAACTTCACCGGTAGTCTGGAGTTGGATTGTGGCACGGTAATCGGAAGTTATAAATGGTGAAGGGTAACGAGATAAAAGAACTCTTTGTGTTTGCCCCAAGGTATCATAATCCTCCGTCTCAGTCACATAACCAGACAGTTCATAACTAAATTCAGTGGTCTGATGTTGAACTAAAATGGCTTCACCAGGGGATAAGAATAAACCCTGAGTGGCAGTTCTAAATCGAATGTTACGGTCTTGTAATCGTTTAGAGTTAAGAGTTACCCCTGCCACGGTTTTAGCCTGTTCAGGATTGGTAATCGAAGGAGCTTGGATAGTGATGGAGTTTAACTTTTCCCAGCCATTATCTAATTCTTGTGTACGGGCTATAACGGCGGTAGCAGGGCGTTGATTATCAGTACCATCCGTATAGACCACAATCACTTGGTTAACGCTGGTATCTTGCCAAGGTAGAACACTTTCTTCAAAGGAATCTTTAAGGATGTTAGATGAGTTAAAAACTGCTATTGGTAATCTATCCTCGTTCTCCATAGTCAATCCGAATAACCCATTAGGTGAATAAGGGTAGAGTAAGGATAGACCAGCTTCTTGAGTTACTTTAGAAGATAAACTTTCTGTTTCCGAGATAACCCCGTCCCAAAAGAATCCATTCTCTCGGACAAATTTTCTAGTCTCTACAATTGAGGAGTAATCAATGTCCTCATCCCCATCAATAACAGCACCTAAACCACCTTCGGGGTTAATTAGCCAATCCACATAAATATCTGGGAAATAATTAGAAGCCGCATAATTAAAAACAATATAGCGGTCTTTTGGGTTTAGGGTAATACCCGCCGTGATACGGTTATTAGATAAAGCTGTAACACCACCCTCTTGTTTAGTATCTAAGTTTCTTACTTTGGTTTGACCAATGGTTAACTCAGGGATTTCTGAATAGTCTACGGTAGTATCAGTAATTTGATTTGAAGGGGTCAGAGATTGTTGAGTCCCATAGTGAAGATGATTACGAATCTTTCTCCCTTCTGAGACAAAGAAGGATACTTCAGGTGATGAACTTATACGGTCAGAGGCCTTTATTTTCACTCCCACTATTGCTACACCCTTGTAGTTAGCAATTTTACTTATTTCAGAGGGTATGACAACTTCTGAAACAGTGGTAATTCGGATGGGCGCACCACTTTCTGACGATACTATTCTCTTTTCCTCATCATAGTTAATGGTTTTTGCCATATCTTGGTTAGAAGGTTGCGATGAGAACTCCCCCCTTAAGCCTACATTTTTTCCTCTTAGAGTGTAAGGGGTAGTTATTTCCGCATTTTCCCCCGTACAACTTAATTTTATGGTATTTGATGTGCTACTAGGGGCAGTAGTATACGGTTTTAACTTAACATAGTAGCGACCATAAGGGAGATTACGAATCTCAAACTTAAACTGTTTAGCATTCTCAGATTTCTCCCTAATAAAAATTGTCTTTAAGAATTGCCAATTTCCCTCAGAAAAAGCTATTGGTTCACCTTCCTCATTAGTCAGAGGTTGTATGTATACATCAAAGGCTACCCCATAGGGATAAATATCTTCAAAATTGGATGCGTCAGCTTGCGTCTTACCACCCATTACTTTTTACCTCCTGCTTTCCCAGAATCAGCATTAACCGGTTTTCTACGAGAGAAAAACATACCTTCAAAATTTATCACAATATTGGTCACTTTTTTACTGGTTTGATAATAAGATTCCCAAACACAATAAATGTCATCATCTTCTGATATATTGACTGAGGGGGTAATAGTGATTTGACGGCTTGCATCGTTTTTCTTTAGTACCCTAAATCTAGCAGAGTTAACCTCATAAATTTCAGCAGGTGTGAAGCGACTCCAATTTTCAATAGAATCTTGCTCATCTTCATAGACTACCAGTGTGGCAGTATCTTGAGTAGAGTTTACAACATCTACCCCAAAATTACCAGTGGGGAAACTTATACCCACAGAAGAAGTTATGTTTATGGATGTCCCTATATCATAAATTACCCCCTTAGCTGGAAGACTACCCCAATTCACACCGGAGTACGCCACTAGGAGATTTCCATTTTGGCTATATTTAACCACTTTATTACCCCCGTCATTACCCAACTCAACTTGAAAGGTGTCATTTACTGACCAAGTTGCACCGGAGATAGCTACTGGTGAACCGTTATGGATTAAAACGACGGGATAAGTAGTAACAGTAAGGGGTTCGGCGGGGGGAGGGGGAGACGGGGGGACAGGCTGGGGGGTAACTACAATGTCGTTAAGGATGCCATAAGTAATATTGCTACTACCCCTAGTACCGTAACCTACCGCTACCCTACGATTGTTTGTTAGACTCCAACCTATACTACCGCCCCCATCCCTAACATTTTCATTAGACTGGGCGTAGGCATCGGGGTTACTTGTTGAACCCGCATTTTTTGTTATTAGGACTGAATTACCATTGCGCCCAGAAACATAACAATTAGAGGTTTGCCAAGTATTAATTGCTACCGTTGTCCCTTGTTGGGAGGTAGATTTAGATTGCGCCCTTCTGGACGAACCAAGTAGATTATAGGTGTTAGGAGTTATACACTGACCAAAGAAGTTAAATTCGGTAGGTAAACTACCCTGTGCCGCATCATTATAGTAAGTAGGAGTCCCAATTAAATAATTAAAGGTTAAATCTTCAGCATAGAATCTCTCTATTGTTTGGCCATCGATAAGCATTAGACTGGAATCTATTGTGCCTATTTCCCCTAAGCTAAGGGCAATAATATTGT